CATCGCCATCACCGCAGACCTGCCCTATGAGATCCTGTCCGGCGACTATACCGGCATGAACTACACCACGCTGCGCGTCGGCCGCAACGATTTCAGCCAGCAGATCGCACCCATTCAGGACCGCCATGTCCGCCATTTTTGCCAGCCGATCTTCCGCCGGGTGCTTGAGCGCGCCGTGCTGCAGGGCCGGGTGGATTTGCCAGGCTACTGGAACGATCCCTGGAGCTTTCAGCGGGGCGTCTGGATCAGCCCGGGAATGAAGGAGGTCGACCCTCTGCGCGAGGTCAAGGCAGCCATCGAAAAGATCAAAGGCGGCCTTGGCTCGCCCCAGAAATACATCATGTCCCTGGGCGATGACCCGGATGAGGTTCTCTCCGACCTCAAGGCTTGGCGTGCTGCCTGCGACGAAATGGGGCTGGATTTCGACGCCATGATGGGGGCTGCCTCCACGGCCAACGCCAACAACCCCGCCGCGTTGTCGCCCGATGACGAGTCGCCCCTGGACGGCGAGGCCGACACCGACCTCGACGTCTTGAACAAGGAGGAAAAGAAGCAATGAAAAAGCGCCAGAACGGCAAGCAGAAGCTGGGAACCCGCTCCTTGCGCTTGCGCATGGACGCCGGCGGCAAGCCCGCAAGCCTGGATGAGGCCACGCGCAGCGTGGAGATCACCTGCGCCACCGAGACCGACACGGTAATGGTCTACGACTGGGAGCTCGGCCGTGTGCCGGAAATTCTGCTCATGTCCGGCTATCGGCCCACGGATCAGGTGCCGCTGCTCGACACCCACAGCCGCGAAGGCGTGGCCAACGTTTTGGGCTCGGTGCGCGAGCTCCGCGTCGAGTCCGATGAACTGATCGGGCGCGCCTACTATTCCAGCGTCCAGGCGGCGGACGATGCCTTCACCAAAACCCGTGAGAACCACCTCACGGATTATTCCGCCTGTTACCGGCCCATCAGCACCACCGTCATCGCCGAGAGCGAGACCGTCAGCATCGGCGGCCGCTCCTTCACCGGGCCGTGCCTGGTGATCACGGACTGGGAGCTCAAGGAAGTGTCGACCTGCCCAATCGGGGCGGACAACCGGGCCAAGGCCAGGGCCTTGGAGACCACCAACGAGGAGGATGAAGAGATGAACGAGTTTCTGCGCAAGATGCGCGTTAAGCTGGCCCTGGCCGAGGACGCCACTGAGGACCAGATTCGCGCCGCCATCGAGAAAGCGGCCGAGGATTCCAAGCGCACTTCCGCGCCGCCCGCCGCTCCGGCCGTGGCCAAGCCCGCCGATCCCAAGCCCGCGCCGGACCCCATCGATCTGGAGGAGGCCGCCCGCAAGGCCGTGGCCGACGATCGCGTGCGCAGCTCCGAAATCACGATGCTCTGCGAGGCGCACGGCTGCCGTGAGCTGGCCAATGAGATGATCCGCAACGGCGTCAGCGTCGCGGAGGCTCAGCGCAAGGTGCTGGACGTCTTGACCTCGCGCGGGACCGCGGGCCCGAGCGCCCGCCTTGAGTACGGCGCGGACGAACGCGACAAGTTCCGCGCCGCGGCCACCGATGGGCTGGGCCTGCGCGTGGGCCAGAAGCTGGACAAGCCGGCTGAGGGCGCGGTCGCGCTGGTTTCTTATTCCCTGCGCGAGCTGGCCCGCGAGTGCCTGGTGCGCGCCAACCAGAGCGCTCCCAACGACATCCGCGACATGGTCCAGCGCGCGCTGACCACCAGCGACCTGCCGAACATCCTCAGCAACGTGGCCAACAAAAGCCTGCTGGCCAGCTTCGAATCGCAGCCCGAGACCTATATGGACTGGGCCGATGACACCGGCTCGCTCTCGGACTTCAAGCTGGCCGACCTGGTGCGCCGCGGCGAGACCAGCGACCTCGAGGAGGTCAAGGAGGACGGCGAGTTCAAGTACGGCAAGACCAGCGACACCAAGGAGCAGGCCCGCCTGCTGACCTTCGGCAAGATCATCCCCATCACCCGCCAGGCCATCATCAATGACGACACCAACTCCCTTTCCACCATCCCGGCCGACATGGGCGAGGCCGTCGCCCGCCTGCTCGGCGACCTGGTCTACGGCGTGCTCATCGCCAACGCCAACATGGCCGACGGCAAAGCCCTGTTCCACACCAGCCACAAGAACCTCGCCAGCCAGGGCGCGGCCGTCAGCGTGGCGAGCCTGAACGAGGCCGAGCTGGCCATGGGCCTGCAGAAGGATCTGCTGGGCAAGCGCAGCCTGAACATCCCGCCGAAGTTCTTCATCGCCCCGCTGAGCCTCAAGGGACTGGCCGAACAGTTCTTCACCACGCAGCTCATCGGCGGCGCCGAAAACCAGCCCAACAAGAACAACCCCTGGTTCGGTCCCAAGCTCACCCGCATCTACGACACCCGGCTCGACGCCGACGACACGGCCGCCTGGTACATGGCCGCCATGAAGGGCCGGACCATCCGGCTGTTCTTCCTGAACGGGCAGAAGACCCCCTACATGGAACAGCGCGTCGGCTTCGACGTCGACGGCATCCAGATCAAGGTGCGCATGGACGCCGCGGCCAAGGCCATCGCCTGGACCGGGCTCTACAAGAACCCCGGCGCGTCGGCCTAGTCGCATCGGCCTAATCGCGTAGCGAAAGCAAAGACAAGGAGAACGACATGGCGACCAACTTCATCCAGAAAGGCGACCGCATGGACTACACCAACGGCGGCGCGTCGACCATCACCTCCGGCTCGCCCGTGCTGGTCTCGAAGACCCTGGGCGTCGCGGTCAAGGACATTCCCGCCGGCCAGTCCGAAGCCCTGCACATCGAGGGCGTTTTTGAGATCCGGAAGGCGCACGAGGCCATCAGCCAGGGCGACAATCTCTACTGGGACGCCGACGGCAACCCCGAGGGCGCTGCGGCCGGAAACGGCCTTTCCGGCACCGGCTGCCTCACGGCCACTCTCTCCGGCAACGTTTACGCCGGCAAGGCCTTCGCCGCGGCGGCCCTCACCGACGCCACCGTCCAGATCAAGCTCAACGTCTAGGGGCTGTCATGCAGCGGATGATCGGGAGACACTGCGCGCAGATTTGGGGCGAACTGCCCCGTCCGGCGCACAAAACACTGCTCTGCCTCGGCGCCGCTCCCTGCGGCGTCGAGCAGACGCAGGCCTTTCTCGCGCATACCGCTGCGGACGTGGCCGCCTGCAATGACGCCATCGTCACCTACCCCGGCCCGCTTTTCGTGGCGGCCAGCCTGCATGTCAAATTGCTTTCCGGTTGGCTGAAAGACCGGACGGCGATGAATGGGCGGCCGTGCGTGGTCGGTTCGGACTTTGTCGCGGGCGTGGATGTGGTGGTCGGGTTCAACCGGGCCGTCGGATCCAGCGGCATGTACCTCGCCCTTTTGGGCGGGCTCATGGGCTACGGCCGTATCGTGCTGGCCGGCATCCTGCTCGAGCGCGAGGGCGAGGAGCCCTACCGCAAGATCTGGCGCGCCGCCAAAGACGAAGGCGCCTTGAGACACGTGGAGAGCCTGTCCAGCGGTTGGCTGGGGGATCTCCTGCGGACATGACGTTTCCGGGTTCACCTCCAGATCCCTCGCCGGCTCGGTCAAATCCTTCCGGGCCGGGCCGGCGGGGGCCAAATGCAAGGACAAGGCCCATGGTCGACATCCGCCAGATTGACCCCGATGCGCCACGCTGGACGCGGCTGACGGCTCAGCTCCTCCTGGATGAGGGCCGCCGGCTCAAGATCTACGCCGACACGGCCAAGCCGCCCAAGCTCACCGGCGGCGTGGGCCACAATTTCAGCGACCGGCCGGTTCCCGGCATCAAGCCCTACGTCGGCATGGTCCTGACCAGCCGCCAAATCGACGACCTCTACTACATCGACCGCCGCGAGGCGATTTTCGGCGTCAGCACTCGCATCCCCTTCGCCATGGCCTTGGCCCCGGCGCGCTTCGACGCGCTGGCGAACATGGCCTACAACCTCGGCATCGGCGGCCTGCTCAAGTTCAAGCATCTGCTCGCGGCCATGGAGCGCGGCGACTGGCCCGGGGCCGTCCGCGAGCTCGACGACAGCATCTGGAGCCACCAGGTCGACGATGGCATCGGCGGCCGCATCGGCCGGGCCGACCGCATCGCGCAGCTCATCATCACCGGGTTGTACCCGGACGAACGCTAGGAGGAACCCATGGAGCCCAAGGACATCTACAAGTCCAAGACCGTGCTTGGCGTCGTGACGATGCTCATGACGCTGCTCTCGCTGATCTGCGGCATCAAGCCGGAGAGCCCGCAGTG